TTTAAGCAGCATCTAATAAAGTTAGATTCATTAATACTTAAGCGCGGATCCTCGGCGGGCTGGTGCTGGATCCGTGGGTTTCGGATCCGTCCGGACGTCCAGCGGTGCCGTATTTAACTATTTTAAACCGTGATAATTTAAACCAGATAAATTGAAGTTATCTAGTAAACAGCCCGGCGGTTTTTTATCAGCTGTATTGACTGACTCACCGGGTCGATTAATGGATAAATTCACGGTTTAAAATTTAAATTGTTAGGGTTTCCGCGGGTTTGAGGGCTAAAAAAAAGAGCAGCTCCTACGGCGTTGTTAAAATGAAAAAAGCCCCATAAATGGGGCTTAAATCGAGCTGAATAGTTTATTAATGCGGATAGGCAATTAATAAAATTAAAATAGCAAATAATATTATTACTGGAAAAAAAAGTAGTTCAGTAATTAAAATAAAAATCTTCCTCAGTTTTAAATATTGTTTCATCATTTTATTTTAGATTCCTCCCATGTATTGCCATTAAAAATGCTGGGCGAGTCACTCCCGCCGATCAATAAATACTCCTGATCGGGTTGCGGTTTGTCCTCGTATTCTTCCCGTATGTGTTCCCAGTGTTCAGGGTGCCAGCCTAAAAGCCCTTCAATATCTGCCCCGAATATTTTAAAATCGGTATATCCTCCGCGGACGTCGGCGCCGTTATGAATAGATAAAGCAATTAATTCATGGTCGAATAAATCCCCGCTATAAATTATCTGGACGGTTTGAGATAATAAACAATCTTCGTTATAACTATTAATATGCCCTACCTTATATCCGACGTATAAACATTTATTAAAGTAAGCTTGTACTGAATCGTTATCGTTATACCAGCCCTTTTTATTTAAATATTTATGTAATCTTAAATTTTCTAAATGATCATATTCTAAAAACTCATTTAAATAAGGGAATATATTTAAAGTTATTTCATCATATTTAGAATCATAAGTTACTAATTCATCTTTTTTAAAATCCTCTAAAGTACGTTTTTGATTCTGTTGCCAGTGTCTCCCAGTTGCACCGCCTGAATCTAAAAAGTGACTCCCCGTGGATTCTGTTAGCATTTCATAAATTGCTTGCTCGGTTGTTTTATCCATTTTTTTACTCCTATAAAATTAAAAATGTGATTTATCCCATATATTAATAAAAAACCCGTTAAAGTCAATTAACGGGTTTTAAGCAGCTCTTTTTGAATTTATTAAATATGTGAATATTTTTTTAATTTTTTCCTGATTTTTTTACTATCCAATAAATAATAATAAAGCTTGTCTATTAAATCATCTGGAATAAATCCATCATTAGAAAGTTGTAGACAATCGGCAATAGTTAATTTTTCAACTTTTACCGTGTGCCTTCTATTTACTTCCCTTTCATCAAAATTTTCATCAGCTAAATTATTTATATTTATGTCATCAAAATTTATGACGTTTAAACCTACCTGATTTAAATTATTCATAAGCTGATCTAAATTTAATTTGTCTTTTGGCATTTAATTATCCTCCCTTAAATCAATTCCAAATTTTTTAAAAGCTGAAATCCAAATTTTTTGTTGATCTTCAGTAAGTCCAGCATCTTCAAAAGTTTGATGAAATATATCCGAGCTGGTTAAAGCTGAAGTTATTGCATTAAACTGCTCATCAGTTAAAGAAATTTTAATCATTTAATTGTCCTCCTCGTTTTCATTATCATGGGTTTTAAATATAAAAGTTTCAATATTAGGCATTTCTTCAGCTCGTTCTTCCTGATGAAATAGGGCGTCCTCTTCAGTCATATAAAAGCCGTCCTGATTAAATCCTTTAAGAGCTTTTAAATATAACCCATAACCCATTGGATTCTGCTCTAAATAATGAGATAAATGTTCGTCAATGTCAGGATTATATATTTCAGTAATTTCAATCTCATCTCGGTCTACTAATTTATGTAGCCAATTTTTAAATTGTTTACGATCAAAATTTTCTACTTTTTTAGCCTCTTCAAGGTCTACATATATTGACCCTAAGCTTATTTCCCATTCGGTGGGGTTTTTTTCATATGTTTTGTATTGTCGTTTAGTCATTTTATTTTGTCCTATATAGTTTGTGATATGGGATATTATACATATATGTACAAAAAATAAAAGCCCCGTCTGGACGGGGCTAATATCGGCGTTAATATGTAGGTAGTTTTTAACTTGCCATAGCTACCCTATTCCAGTCCGTTTTACCTAAATTTAAAACTTTCCCGCCTAAGCGTTGCCAAAAATCAACATTGTCAGGATCCGCAGTATTACCCACGGCAGTACAAGCGTTAACAAGTGTAGCTCTATTAATTTTTTGTGACTGTTCATAACCTGATTGTCCTATGGTCTGAAGTAAACCCTCTAATACATTGCTGGTTTCTTTTTTAGATAAAGTTAAAACTTTTCCTAAATTTTCTACTGACTCATTCATAGGGACGTCTACAACGTCTTCCTTAGCTCTTTTCATTTTTTCAATGTTTTCATCAAAAGCATCACGGCTGGCGTATGAGCTAACAATGTCCCTGAGCTGAAGTTTTAAACTATGGTTATCTGCTCGTTTGGTTTCATCAGTTAATACATTCCAAGTATCACCGTCTCTCGCACTGGTAATATGTGCCTTTCGGGTTACATTCTCGGTTTGCATACCATTTAAACAAGCCAGCGTCCAATTTATACCAAAAACTGCTACTGATCCTGATCCGGTTTCTGAGTTACTGATGCCGATTCCATGTGCCATTAAATCGCCGACGCCTGCATCAGCTTGTATAACTTCAGATTTTAAGCGTATGTAAAGTTTTTTATCTGTGTTAGCAAAGTTAACTATTTTCCAGCAAGCGTCAGATTCTCCAAGTGAAGGTAAAGCCGACTCCAATAAATCAGAATTATCAAAAGTTTTAAACTTATCAGATAAAAAAGCTCTAGCGGTACCATTGTGTCGGTCTAACGTAAACCTAGGGTTTGTTACGCTAGTCTTATCAAAAGTTCTTATCATACGTTTAGAGTTTTCTTTTTGCCAGATAGCATTTATTAAATTATCCATTTCTTTTGGATAATTCTGTTGTAAACGTCTAGCCGTTGGAGTTGCAATTTCAGCCTTTTGAGCTATTTGGTCAAAACAATGTTGATTAACATTAAGTATTTTAGTCGGCTCGCCGTGATCGGCCTCCATAACAATTTGACTATGGTTAGTCCCATGTACTGGATCGTCACTCTCTACAGTTCTAAATTGCAGCTCTTTTGTAGGTGCAATATAATCTTGTTTCATACTGTTTTGAGATTGTATGTCTTTCAACATACTTTCTAAAGTTCTATTTTCGTTTTCTAAATGTCGCATATTTTTCTCCTATATAAAATGCAATTAAAAAAAAGCGGGGTGTGATGCCCCGCTTAAATAATATACGATTTGTCTTATATGTAAAGTTTATAATTTAAGATTATTTTGCACCTTCCATATTTTAGCTACTTTATGTTCAAACTTATCTTCCAAATATTCTATTATGCAAGCCAGCTCTGATTGGGTGTAGTCTTTTGCATAATCAGATTTTTCATACTGCTCAATAGTTTTAGATACATGATAAAAAATATCTTCATAATATGAAAATCTTTTTAACTTTGGGTCTTTGAACCATTCGCTTAACAAATCATAAAAAACAAGAAATTTATAAACTGGATTTCCTTCGTGGGCGTTATCTAATAATTTTTTATCGTCTATCGTTTTCATTTATTTGCTCCTTTAAATAATATTTAACGGTATGGTCTCCAATATGGTCGGCCAAAAACTGAGTTATTCCGTCTCCTCCGTCAAGTAATTGCATAACATAATAAAGATCAGGATCTTGATATTGGCTGTCCATACATTCTTGAATTAAAAAATACATTAAATCTCTACCCTCTAATGAATCAATTTTTTCAATAAGCTTTTGTTTCGCTTGTTCATATTCCATTTTAGTCCTCCTCCTTTTTTGAATATGCAATAACTAAAAAGTCTATATCTTCAAGTGATCTATCGTCTTTCTCAGGATCTTCGATATAGTCTGCAAGTTTATAATGTGATTTACCCCCGAACCAAGCCGTTCCGTCTTTGGTGTTCATAGGTATCCACCCGTTTTTGTCTAGGTGTTTAAGTTGGTCTTTATTTAGAAACATTAATCTACCTCCTCGGCATCTTGTGTGAATATATCTCTATGAACACAATTATGATTATATTTTTCAGGGTAATTAGATCCGCCAAACTCCTCCCCTACTTTTTGTGCTTTCTCCAAAGCATCTTCTTCATTTTCTGCTTGAACATAGATGGCGACACCCTCTTCCAAGCATATGGCTACTCGATATTTTTTCATCAGTTTCTCCTATATATGTGATTTATCCCATATTGTTACAAAATAAAAAAGGCCGTGTCAATCACGGCCTTAATTTTTACTTTCTACGACGTTTCATATGCTTTTGATAATCATCGCCAAAAAGACGTTTTAACAAATAGTGTATTAAAAACATTTTGCCTCCTTTCATATGTCATTAATATCTCGCAGTTGGCTTTTATCAAAATCGATTGTTATATCCACACCTCCGATTTTGTAATATTTTATAACTTGCCCACCTTCATCTGACTCCCAGTTACCTTTATCGTCAGTGCAAGCAAATATGGGTTCCTCATAAATTTGTATATTATTGTATTTAGTCATTTAACCCTCCACAAACTTTGAAAGATCATAATCAGAATCATCAGCAACATCTTTTGGACATTTAAAGCGAGTAAACAAAAGCTTGGCATCTTGTAAGATGCCTCGCTCTTTTCTATTAGTTTCAGTTACACTAAGCTCTCCGTCCTGAGTAAGATTTTCAGGAGCTAGTCCAGTTACAATGTCATACCAACATTCGTAAGCCTCCCCATAAGTTTTTGGAAAAGGCCCTCTAACATACTTCCATCTTGGATCATCGTTGTAAGTATATTTACCATTTATGAGTTTTGCTCTAGCCATTCTGCACCTCCATAGATTTCCAAATCATTTGGTTCTCTTGCTCAAGGCTGACATTAATATGCTTATTAAAGTTATCGCAAACTTGTCTGCAATGTCCCCAAGAACCTACAAACTTATCCATCTCATAAGGATCATTTGGATCAGCTTTGCCAAGCAGCTGATAGCCTCCTTGGTTCCAAGTTACTTTTGCAACTCGATAAATACCTCTCTGTCCTTCTTCACGAACAGGTGTGTAACAATGTTTGTCTTCAATTTTATTCATAACATTTCTCCTATAAATATGTGTTATAGGATTTATCTTATATATTATTAATCAAAGATCAAGGAAAAAGTTTTAGACCAATCAAAAGGGTATTCTGTTTTAAAGATAGGTTTGAGTTTCAGGCCTTTTATTCTCAGGTCTACTGCCTGACTACCCGCATACAAATACATTGTATCTTGTGATCTAACAAGAACCCATACAGAAGCTCGGCTATGTCTGGTAAGCCAAGCGATTTGTAATGAAGATAGTCTAACTACATTACCACTAGTAACTTTCAGCTCTACGAAATGAAATTGGTTTTTATCATCACAGATCATTAAATCAGGAATACCAAGTGTCATCCAGTTTTCTATTCTAGTTAACAAAATATCTTTGGGTAATCGGCCGACAGCTTTTTTAATTTCTTGAAAGAACCCGCTTTCCTTCTTCGGCTGAACTGGTGGCCTCGTGGTCAATAACTTCTTCAGCGTATCTCGGTTCATATGAATCCTTTATTTCTTTGAGAGCTTTCAACACCTCATCCTTGGACATACTATCAATAGTACCATGACGGATTTCAGATTTGTTAATGTAGATATTACCATTTGCCTGACCTCTCCTGAACTCAGCTTGCACAGCCGCTGAATATGCACCATTTTCTAATGCAACATCTCTTATTCTTTGTAGGTCTCGTAAATGTCTTTTGTAAGTAACACCGTATTTTTCATCCAGCTCGTCTCGATAGATCTGTATTGCTCTACAGACATGAGGGCAAATATCAGGATTAGTCATTTCGTATGCACGAGTGTGAGCGGAAGAAGCTGGGAAGCCCGCATTGATTGCAGCTTCCCTCATGGTTATTGTTCCATCGTTGCTAACAAGTTCTTTTACAAACAGCTCTTGTTTTCGCGATAGCTTACTATGAATATCTACTTTAGGTCTTCCACGACCTTTTTTAATAGGCTTCAAATTATTCATATCTCTATATATACACCAGAAATTATTTTTTTACAAAAAACTTTTTGAGGCCCATTAAGGCCAAAATTGATTTAAGAAGGTTACATATTTGAAAACACAAGT